ACCCTCTTGGGTATTAGTATTAAATAAATTCGGGTGCTCAATTTCTAACTTGCTAAATAATTCTTGCATTGCTGTTTTCATAATTCTAATTTTAATTTAAGGTTTGTAAATTCTTTAATTTTTGTTTTCAAAATAGGTTATTACTGCTCTGTCAAACTCTTCTCTCATATCTTCAATAAGATATTCGGCATCTACTCCATTAATTGTAATATTGTAAATTTCCCACTCTTCATACTCTTCTGGGTCTTCCCAAGTTGCCGACCTACCAGCAGTATAATTGTAATTAAATTCAAATTCTATACCTCGAAATTCTATGCTATCTTTTAGCTTCTTTAGATTTGCCATCTTTAAATGTTTTTACGTTAATTTTTGCTACTTTTTTTTCTGTGGTTACTTCTTTAATGTGAAACAGAACTTCAATATGTGTAAGTTCTTTATCTCGTTTAAATACTTCTACCATTTGCTCGTAAATTAGTTTATAGTCCTCGAAAGTCATAATTAAAAATTTACTATTGAATAATCGTCTTTAGTTAAAATAATGTGGTCTAATAAAAATATGTCAAACAACTTTAATGCTTCTCTAACTTTCTTACTTACTTGTTCGTCTGCTTCACTTTGCTTTGTATTTCCACTCGGGTGATTGTGTGCAATAATTACACTAGTAGCTAAAGACTCAACTGCATACTTTGCAATTATTCTAACATCGACTACTGTACCAGTAATTCCACCTTGACTAATCTTTGCATAACCAATAGTGATATTTGCATTGTTTAAGAGCAGAATAAAACAACTTTCGTATATTTCTATGTCGTCTCCATAAAACTGTCTAATAACGTCTACTGCATCAAAACTTTCCCTAATTTTTACGTTAGGGAAATTAGTCTGCAAACTTTTTAATTCAAACTTTTTCATACATTTTTGCTTAATAAAATTCTACAATTACCTATCTTAAATTCAAATTGGTTAGGATTGTCTGGATAAACATAATCATACTGCTCAAATCCTTTAAGAAGCACATAAGCGTGAATCTCTTCTGTGTAATCTGCTCTTAATTGTATATCCCATAAAGATATATCCATTCTCCAAAACTTCTCTAGGTCTAAACCTAATGCAATAACTTGTGCTAAATTCTTGTTCATAATTTCTGTTGTTTAGTGATTAAATATTAATTAAAATTCTGATAATAAAATAAAGTGCAATAAAACCTCCAGCTATAATCTGTGGTCTTTGGTGTTGTAAAAAGTGTTTCATAATATTTGATTTTTAAAAGTCAATTTCGTTGTTAATTAAACTTTCTTCAATTAATTTTATTTTTTGTAAAGCCAAAAACAAACGCATATCGTGCCAACAATCCAACTCGTTGTCTTTCTTTTTAGAAATTATTAATTCGGCTAAAATTTTTTCGTCGTTTGCTTTTTCTAATTCGTTAATTAATGCTTCACGATGTTGTTTTTTTAATTCCATAATATTTATTTTTTAGTGTTTCGACATTCTGTGTCTCATCAGTGCAGAAAACATATCTGCATACACTTTCACGCATTATCCCTATTTAGGTAACACAAGGTCTTCGGCAACTAACCAGAGTAGACTTACCCAATTTTATAGTCTTTATTGACTGCCATTCACGGATTGGCATCACCTCCAGATATTGAATTACTTCCATCAAATCCGAGACAAAGATATAAACAAATTTTTAATAACAAAGCATTTATTAAAAAAAAATTAAAAAAAAGCAAAAAAAAAAGTGCCAGTATCATAAAATACTAGCACTCTCTCGTGTTTCACTAAAAACAAAAATAATGAATAATTATTATTAACTCATATAAATGCAAACATACGATATTATTTTAATTCTTTTATCAAAATATCATATTTTATTTTTTTTGCAATTAATTCTTCTTTTGTATATTTATAATCTCTTTTGGAATTGCTTTCGCTTTCTAACTCTTCTACAAACCTAATTCCATATCTATCAATTAAACCACTTCTGTACTGGAGTTCATTTCCATTTAGAAATCTATTACATTTTCTGCATTGCTTATGACAGTTTCTTTCATCAAATATAAGTCCACTAAATATTTCAGCTTTAAAATAATGACCACCATCAAACAATTCTGTTTCTTTTACTCCACAACTAATGCAAGGTAATGTCTTGTCACGCATTCTAACCCACTTTTGAAACGATGTTTTTGCTTCTGCTTCATATTGTCCTAAAGTTTTTAATTTGTCTCTTAAAATAGCTTTTTCTTCATTCCATTCTTTTTTCTGCTTTATAGCTTTTAAATTATTAGAATGAATTATTGCACATTTGTAGTTGCAGACTATTTGTGCAAATTGAACTGGAGCAAATTTATCTAAACAAACTTTACATTTTTTTTCTTTTAGCATAATTTAATTTTTAGTGAATTTTTTTTTGTAAAAGTATATATTATTATATTATATTATTATATTAATTAATATTATATTATATTATATTATATATATATATTATATTATAATAGTATATAAAGAAAAAAAAATTACAAAAATTAAAAATTGCAAAATAGGCGTTTTAAAGACAGAATTATATCAGTAATACACAAATATACTTGAAACTAAAATTAATTGCTTAAAAGCAAGATTTTGATGCTTAAATTAGATTTACTTGCTCAACTTGTGTGCAAACATTTTTATAATTGTAGATGGCTTTATAATTTTGCAAATCAATCTTAAAAAAAATCCAGCATTAGTTGTGTGAGTAGAACTTGCATAATCTTGTGCAACTTGGTCTAAAGAAGTTTTAATAGGGTCTGGTATTTTATCTAAATCTGACATTTTAATTTTATTTAAAATTCTCATAATATGTTTTTTTAAATTCATTTCTTTTTGCTTTTAAAATCTGTTTTCTGTTTTTAGTTTTAGAGTAAGATACGTGAATCCAATCTGGCTCTTGGTTATTTCCAAATTCCCAAATTAACTGGTCAAAATCTAAATTCTTTTTTATGTAATCAAAAACTTCTTTGTTGTTTGGTTTCTTACCAGACATATCAATATCCATAGCTTGACCAGCACAATGCTGACTTGTAGAACTACCTCCTACTGCAACATTTAGAGGTATTCCTCTCCATACACTAACTACATAAATTGGTGTCTTAAAATGCTCTCTAATTGGCTCAAATACCTTTTCTGCTAATAGTTTCATATTTTCAATAGCATCTAAATTTGGATTGTTGTTTACAATTCCTAATGCATCAGCAGTTGCTGAATGTGTACATTCTTTAAAAGAAAGGTGTTTACTTATCTGCATTGTCTTTTTTTGTTAGTAGTTTTAAAATCATTATGATGGTGTAAATTATTGAAAGCATCAATAAAAAAATTCTCATTCCATTTTCAATATTTGTAAAAGATAGTCCAAATGTTGCACCATTTACTGCCATAACTTTGATGTGTTCTTGAGTCATTTTAAATCTTGCTTTTTTTGAAATTCCAATAATTTTTTTATGTTGGAATTTTTAATTTTATATATTTTTTTTATGTTCAATTTTTCTTGCTTATCTTCAAAATCACAATTTTTGATTTTATTTATTTTAGCTTCTGTATTCATTTAAATAAAATTTATAGCACCCAACTGACTGGAGACGGTTTTCTGTCTGGAAACATATCAGCATTCATATTTTGCCAGTATTCTGGAAACATACTTAAGGCATATATTCCCATATAATCAACAAATCTTTGAGTATAAAAATCTGCAAAAGTTCGGTGTTTTTGAACTAGCAAATCTAACTCTTCTTTTGTTGTGCTTTCTGAATTTTCACTTCGATGTTTGAAGACTCCACCATTACGAATCTGGTAATTTGCGAAAGGTAAATAATCTACTAAAGAATAATGTATAAGCATTGGCTGGATATAATCTGTAACCAAATCTAAATAATCTCCAGTTAAAGTATTATTTGTTATTTTAGTCGTAATAGCATTATAAAGTTGTGTACCAAGGTAATTTTGAATGTGCATCTGTTGTGCAATCTTTATAAAATTTAGAAATAGGTCTGTATCTACGTTCCCGTTAAGGATAGTATTTTGCTTTAAATCATTTGGTGTTATGAATAGAGTAGTTGCCATAATTATTTCATATCGTGAGGTGCAATATAACCTCTTTTATCGTTAGTTGGTGCTATCTCTCCAGCTCTTCTTACATCAGCTGGTGTAGATGGTTGTGCTTGTGTATTCTTACCTTTGCCTATTCTTCTATACATTTCACGAATCCAAAAATGTTTGCAAGTTCCGTTTGGAAAAGCATCACTTAACAAGCCACCACCTTTCCAAAGGAATATATCATACGGTGCATTAGGGTTTGGAGACATACCAAATCCGGGATTTACAACTTGCTGACTCATATTTTCAATATCCTCTTTTCTGTATAGCTTATTAGCTTTCATCATTTTTTTACAAAATTCTCTTTCTGGATTTTCATTACCTCCATATCTGTAACGAGTAATGTATAAAGGACTGTCTTGTTCTGATGGACTTTTGGTTCTTGCAGTTCCAGTTGATGCACTTGCTAAATAAGTAGCATTTAATTTATTCATTTGCTCATCTAAACTTGCTTCTTGGTCATAGTCTACTGGTGAACTTTCAATTAATTCATAATCGCTTAAATCTTCATCAATGCTAAATTGTGATAAATCTATTTCTGAATTAGCATTTATATTTAATACATTGCTTTTAATAGTGTTTTGAGGTATATTTAAGCCATTATTATTCTCTAATGGAATATTTACTGGCTCTTCAAAAGATAATGGTTGTAAAGTCTTAAAATAAAGTTTTAGTGAAATGTCATTACAAGCTAAAATTCTATTAAATTCTTTAATAAGTAGATTTTGAAATGGTCTAATTACTGTATTGTCCATCAAAATAGATGCAGTTTTTAATTCTTCAGCATTATTTCCAAAACCAGTATTGTCTTTAATTCCTAGTAGCATTGGTGATATTACTCTGTGAGATACCATAATCTTTTTCATACTTTC